AGATTATACGAAATCCATGATTTTGCTAGAGCAATACTAAGAAAGGCACAAGAGAAATGACCACCTTTACCACACAAGACCGGCAAGATGCACAACGTGATGCGTTGGGCGTAACTAAAGTAAAATTTGCAAATGATTCTGTTGAGTCCGGTTGGATTTATATTGAACAAACAACAGCAAGACCACTGTTAGAATCAGAGATATTGAGGTTGTTTCATGACCAAGGCAACAGAGACTTTCAATTGCGGTTTGACGCATTAAAGTTCGCCCGTGCCATCGAGCGAGCCCACGGAATAGGAGAATAGAATGAAAGCGTTTCCAGCATCAAGTAAATACAATGACATATACAACGGAATGGATTTGCGTGACTATTTTGCAGCCGCAGCACTACAAGGTATATTGGCCTGCGACTATTCTGTTGACGAAGAGCCAGCGGTGTTAGCATATCAATACGCTGATGAAATGTTGAAAGTTAGAGAACAATGAGCTTCACCATCTACCAAGCAGACGGGCTCAAAGTCATCCAGTGGTTCCCCACTGTAGACAAACTTATTGCCAGCATGCTGGCTAACCCCAACGATACATATTGGAGAAATATATGAAGAACCCATTTAAAACAAAACAAAAAGAAGAGAAGATCACAACCACTAAGTATGTGGTGTACTTCAATAAGCCAAAAGAAATGCTTGATGATGTTAACTATTTTCTGCACACAACATGGCAAGCAACCGAGTTTGGTACACTGCACAAGGCGAGAGAGTTTGCAAAGGGTCAAGCACGTTACTTTGAGTGCTATGTTGCGGAGATCACACCGCTCTTTAAATACAGCAACGAAACCAAAGAGGAAGAGCTATGAACGAACAAGATGCAGTGCAACTTTACAACCACGTCATGCACAACGCACTAATCTACGGCCAAGGCTTCTTGCGCTTTACAGCAGACGGCAAGTGTGAGGTGATAGACCCCAGCCGGTACAAAGAGCTGGCCGAGGCATTACTGTGGGCAGAAGAGAATCAGGTGAAACTATGAAAACCAAACTGTACGTGTGGTGGGTTAAACTACAAGCAAATCGCATGCCATGGACTAAACTATATAAGTACCGAGTGCGTGAGTGGGAACGTATGAAAGACACTAATAAGTTTCTTAATAGCTTTTGGTGCGCAGATCATAAGGGCAATCTTGAACAAAAAACTGATTGGGATACTGTAAAACAAATGGTAGGGGAATTAGATGACTGAGATAGGACTAGCGTTCTTCATCGGCTTTCTGATCGGCCTTGTGATGCGGCCAAAGGACAAAAGCCTAAAAGAACAACAAGAGATTTACGAAACACGCTACAAAGAGTATGAAGCAAGCATCAAATATTACAAAGACCTGTGCAAATGGCACGTAGAAAGGAACCAAAATGGCAACAAAGATTAAAGTAGTTGAACCAGCGGTAAAAGAAAAGTCAGGTAAGATCTTAAAAGACACACCTGCTTACTCACACGAAGAGATTGAGAAGAAAGCCGGCCGCCCAAAAAACGCAGACAAGCGTGGGTTCTTGCTTTCTACTGGCCAGTTTGCAGATCGCAAAGAGGCTGCAAAGATTGCCAAGAAAGCTGGTGAGGTAAAGAAACCAGGTAAAAAACTGCATTCACACGAATTGCGTGAGGCCCTTAAAGTTAAAAAGGCAAAGGAGCCAAAATGAAAAAGCCGCCGTTCAAAGTAACATTCGAGGAAGGTTGTTTTGATGACATTGAAGACGATCTTACAGAAGAAGAGATGGAAAAGTTAATTCGAGGTATCTTTGAACTGGCGGAGACCGGTGAGATCTTTGACAACTCTACACCAGTGGACGAACTGCCCGAAGATGAACAGGCGCAGATTATTGAAATGCTCTCACGTAAAAAGAATACGAGGCACTAATGGTTAAGAAGAAAAAGAATTACAACTACTATAAGCTAGACGTCGGCTTCTTTCCGGACGTCATCAAGCTATGTTTTGACGACAAGGTATTCCAACAAATCTTAAAGGACCACGATGTTACTCTCAAAGCTAATGCACTGGACAGCGGGATTGCTGAGACGCACCTCATCGGTGATGGCAAAGACGCTATCATTATTTTGGTTTTTGATCTATCTCTTGTTAATGATAACCTTAGTGAGCTGGTTGATACGATTACTCACGAAGTTAGTCATGCTGTGGATCATTTGGCCGAGCACGTAGGCGAAGAGGATAACTTTGTGGGCGAGACGCGTGCCTATTTATCAGGCCACCTAGCCGGACAGATATTTAAAATTTGTATGCACGAAAAGGACAAGCATGCTAGAAAAACAAGTAGAGCAAAGACTAAACAAGATGGTCAAGCAAAACGGGGGAATGAGCCTCAAATTCATATCAACTATATCGGGCGTTCCGGATCGCATAGTTTTGTTGAACTCCAAAGTATTATTCGTGGAGCTGAAGACGACGACGGGCAAGCTGAGCAAGAGACAAGAACTGGTTTTTGATGAGTTTGGGGAGCAAGGCTTTCCGGTACATATTTTACGAACATACGACGACATAGAGGATTTTATTTGTGAAGCGCTCCGACCTGCACCAGTACCAACAGCATCTTATCAATTTGTCCCGTACGGTCCCGAACATGGGACTTTTTCTGCCACCGGGACTGGGCAAGACGGCGACGACGCTCACCATCATTGCGGAACAATTTCAGGGCAAGACCTTGATCATCGCGCCAAAGAGGGTAGCGGAGACGGTGTGGGACGCCGAGGTAAAAAAGTGGGACCACCTGTCACACCTCAAAGTGGCCAAGATCATGGGGACACCGGCGCAGAGATTGTCAGGCTTGACTTCGGAAGCAGACATCTACCTGATTAACCTAGAGAACGTGGCTTGGCTCTGCGACGTTCAGCCTAAGTTAGTGTTTACTAACTTAGTGATTGATGAGTCCAGCCGCTTTAAGGATCCCAGCACCAAGCGCTTTAAGGCACTCAAGAAGCATTTAAAGGGCTTCTCACGGCGTATTATCCTCACTGGTACACCTACCCCTCAGGGCATGTCCGATCTCTGGTCTCAGGTGGGTATATTGGACTTAGGCCAACGCCTAGAGACTAGCCTCACCCGCTTTAGGGACAAGTACATGGTGCCAGACCAAGTCAACCGGCACACCCGCGTGGTATACAGCTGGAAACTTAAGCTGGGGGCCGACATGCAAATCCAAGAGAAGATTCAGGACATCTGCTACTCGCTCAAGGCCGAAGATTATCTGCAGCTGCCCGAGTGTACCAAGCTATACCACAAGATTGAACTAGACAAAAACGTAAGGAGTAAGTATGACCAACTTAGAAAAGACATGGTCGTTGACATCAAGAAAGAAAAAATCACAGCTCCAACAGCAGCGGCACTGGCGAACAAGCTGCTCCAGTTCACATCGGGAGCGGTCTATAGCGAAGAAGGAGACGTGCACGAAGTACACCGCTCTAAACTGGAATACCTTGAGTCGATCATGGAAGAATCTTCAAGTCCCACGCTTGTCTTCTATCATTTCAAACACAGCCTCAACCGGTTACGTCTTCAGTTCCCAGAGGCGGTGGTGCTGGACGATGACAACATTGAAGCGTGGCGTCGTGGCGAAATTCGTATGCTGCTTGCCCACCCGCAAAGCGGCGGCATCGGGCTTAATTTACAGTGCAACGTTGGAAACACAGCACAGACGGTCTGGTTCGATCTACCATGGAGCTCAGAGAACTACATCCAGGCGAATGCTCGGATCTACCGCCAAGGGCAAGAAAAACCGGTTATCATACATCACCTAACGGTGTCTAATAGTATTGACGAGCAGGTAGTAAAAGTACTAGACGGAAAAATAAATTTGCAAGAAGCACTTTTAGATGACCTAAATTGCGTATTAGTGTAGCCATGAGAACAAAAACCAAACACAAAGTACACGCTGCAACTCCTCGCCTATCTGACGAGGAGTTGGACCCTATCGAGCAAGATGATAACGACGGCATCTCTACAGAGTTAGTAGAGGCCTTCTTACCGTGGAGCGCAGAAGATATACTGGACATCAAGCGCCTTATCGCAGACAAGATGCCAGCCAAGGAGCGGTTTGTATTAGAGGCGTTTTTAGAGGGATTAACACACCTCGAGGCAAACGTGTCTGAGAAGTATTGGCGATACCACTTCCTTAAGGGCGTGGAGTTTATCAAAAAGGAACTAAAGCTATGAGCTACTTTATTGTGGAGCACAAGTACAAGGACAAATATGTTATGGAAACGATTGCTGGTGTGGAGGATATTGACACTAGCCTATATAAAGATTTACTGGGAATCTGGGTTTGTGAGAGCCCGGAAGAGTGTGTCGCTGTGGAAAACGAACTTAGGAGAATGAGAAATGAACGATCCAGTCAACCAGCCTAAACATTACACAGCCCACCCCAGTGGCATCGAGTGCATTCAGATCACTGAGCACATGGGCTTTAACCTTGGCAACGCACTGAAATATATTTGGCGCTGCGATTTGAAGAAGGACGCAGTAGAAGACTTACGTAAGGCTCGCTGGTACATTGAAAGAGAAATAGCCAAACGAATTAACCACGAACAGGAGTGCGGAAAATGATGATTGAAATTGATGACGACTTTGCAGATCAGGTAGTAGTTAACTCACTTGCAGACTCTTACGTTAGCATGAAGCAGTCACTGAAAAATAAAACACTTTGGCATGAGGACGACATCGCTGCATACCAAGAAATGTTGCCCGCAATTGAAACCGTAGGTAAGTGGTTTAGTGTAGATTTTGCAGCAGAACTTAAAAAAGCAAAGAAGAGGATGAAATGAACAACCATATTGATTTAGAAGGCGCCATCATGGTGGCATGGCAGACCAGTGAAGATATTGATTTATTATTTAAGCATCATTGTGATTTTATTACGCCGATGACTGAAGACGAAGTAGCAAATGCTTTACTCGGTATTAAGGTACTGCACGATATGCGTATGGAAAAATTGATGGATACGTATTGTCGAAAGTTTGAGTTAGACCAGTACTGCACGGACCCAGAAAAACTAGCAAGAAGAGAAGCAGCAATAGGATTAGCCAATTTAGGCGGAACAGTAAAGAAAGGTAAGAAAAAATGACAGACGAAGTACAAAAACAAGACCCATTAGAAAATGAAATTTTGGAGTTTAAGTTTACCGTTAAGCAAGTAAACGCAATCCTCCACATCTTAGGACAAGCACCTTACGTTGCATCCGCTGGCTTGATCGCTTTGATCCAAGCGCAAGGTGAGCCACAATTTAAAGCGTTATTAGAAGTGGGGGCACCTAAAAAAGATGAGTAACGATAACTTTATTCGCCAGTTTTTAAAGCACCGCAAGTTTGGTAACAACATTGTCCAAGCAGTGGAAGAGAAGACAAAGAAGACGACAGCAGAGCAGGAGATGGAGCACCGCCTATTGGCCGAAGCCATGACTAAAGGTATCGTCAATGAGATGATGCCGACTTTTAGAAAGATGATGGAAGAAGAGCAAAAGAAGAAGGAAAAGCCAGTACGCAAGATCATCATCCCAGAGTAGGGCGCTTTATCCTAAAAATGCGTATTAGTAGATATAGGAGCTCGTCGTGAGACGCCTCTGTTTGGCGTAAAGAAGCCTGACAGCCGGAAAGACGGCATTTACACACATCACACACAGGAGAATTACATGAATCCATTTGAACTACGCTTTTCCGTATTTAACACAGCCAAGACTTTCTTGGAAGAACAATACAGGGCCAACATGGCAGCTTGGGAGCTCTTAAACAAGACTACCAAGAAGACCGAAGAGCTGGCCCCATCATACCCAACCCTGCACGAAGTCATTGAAAAAGCAATCGAGATCAATGAGTTTGTCAGCGGCGCAACAACCAAAGAACTAACCAATGTAGCTAAGCGCTTATCAGGCGTTTCAGTAATATTCTAGGAAAGCATTATGGCAACTAAACCCGGCTTATACGCAAACATTCACGCTAAAGAGGCACGCATCAAGGCAGGCTCAGGCGAGAAGATGCGCAAGCCGGGCGCCAAGGGTGCGCCTACAGCAAAACAATTTAAAGAAGCTGCGAAGACAGCTAAGAAAAAATAATGGCAACTAAGAAAAATGTATCGCTTGCAATTGGTCGTGGTGAAAAACTGCCTGCGTCTAAGGGCGCTGGGCTTACCGCCAAGGGTCGTGCTAAGTATAACGCAGCTACTGGCAGCAATTTAAAGGCGCCACAACCCGAAGGTGGTGCACGTAAAGATTCATTCTGCGCTCGCATGTCAGGCGTAAAGGGTCCTATGAAGGACGAAAACGGTAAACCAACACGCAAAGCAGCAGCTCTAAAAAGGTGGAAATGTGGTAGCTAAAAAATCACCCTCAAACAAAAAGAAGTTTACCCCTGAGATGGCAGAGACCATCTTAGAACTGGGTAAAGTAGGTGCGTCCCAAAAGGCAATGTACGCCGCAATTGGTATTAGCAAAGACGTAGCAGCTCGCCTAAAGCAAGAAGATGAGTTCTTTGCCGAGACCATGTCCATGGCCACCACATACGGCCAAGCGTACTGGGAAAACATGATGCTCGCCAACATCGACAACAAGGCATTTAACAGCCGCGTCGCAGAGATTGCGCTACGTGGCCAATATCCTGACGACTACAAAGACCGTCAAGAAATCAAGGCCAATGTCAAACAAGAAATAGCAGTAAATTTTGACTTGGAAGTTTCTCAGCTAATCGAAAAATTAAGTAAGTAAAATTCAAAGGGGAATCGGCTTAGCGGCCCTGCCAGTGCTCACTCACTGGCTACCCACCAACTACCAGTGAGGGTGTCAATGAAGAAGTGCTCTAAGTGCAAGATTGTAAAGCCATATTCTGAATTTTTGAAAGACAAAACAAAGAAAGACGGATACCGGTTCCATTGCAATGCCTGCCTAAAAGAATATTACCAAAAAAATCGTATTGAAAAATTGGATAAAGCTCGTACCAGAAACTATGGTGTGATGCCAGAGCAATTCCAACAAATGAAAGACGCGCAGAACAACGCCTGTGAAATCTGTAAACTGCCCTTTGTGCCGGAAAAAACCCCCCACGTAGACCACTGCCACACCACCAACAAGGTGCGAGGGCTGCTTTGCAATCATTGCAACCGTGGTCTGGGCGGCTTTAGAGACTCAATCAAGATTATGCAATCCGCCCAAGAATATATTAAAAAATATTCCGAATAAAAGTGCCCGATTTGCGTATTAGTAAATATACCTAAAAACGAATTGAAAGAATAATATGACCGCACATGCCATACTATCTGCGTCAGGATCCAAACGATGGCTATCCTGCACACCGTCAGCTAGACTAGAGGCAACGCTCCCCGAACAAAAACGTGCTACAGGCTCCTTTGATTTTTCGCAGGAAGGGACCATGGCCCACTCTCTTGGGGAGATTAAACTACGACATTACTATGGACAAATTGGAATTGAAGAGTATGAAAAAGAATACGAAATCATTAAAAACACACCCTACTACAATGACGACTTCGAGGCTCACGTCGATAATTACGTTCTATATGTTCGTAGTCAAATTGGCGAAGGCGATACTCCGCTCTTTGAACAGCGTGTGGACTTCTCTGACTGGGTACCTGATGGATTTGGTACTGCAGACGTCGTTATACTTTCAAAGCATTCAATCCGAATCTGTGATCTCAAGTTCGGAAAGGGGGTGGCCGTTTCCGCAACAGACAACACGCAGCTCCGCCTCTACGCGCTCGGAGCTTACGCCAAGTTCAAAGAAGAGTACCCGGAGATCAAAGAAGTCAGCTACACCATCCACCAACCCCGCCTCGATTCCATTTCCACTGACGGGACAAGTATTGCCAAACTTATCGACTGGGCAAACTACTACGTCAAGCCAAAAGCCAAGAAAGCGTGGGCCGGCAGCGGTGAGTTCCTTCCCGGTGAGTGGTGCCAGTTCTGCAGGGCGAAAGCGCAGTGCCGCGCCCGCTCAGACTTCAACACCGAGCTCGCCAAGCAAGAGTTCAAAGACCCGCCCCTCCTCGACGAAGAAGAAGTCAGCGAAGTCTTAGTCAAGGCGCAGCAGTTGCGTACTTGGGTTAGTGACGTAGAAGATTACGCACTATCTCGAGCGGTAGAACAAAACATCGTGCCTCCGGGCTACAAGCTGTCAACTACAACAACGCACCGTAAGATTTCAGATAGCGCATTAGCAGCAACAGTATTAGTAGAAAAGGGAATGGACCCAGCAGTTATTTGGGAGCAGCCAAAGCTCAAGTCATTGGCCCAGCTGGAGAAGTTAAACAAGCAGGTTAAGACTTGGCTGGGGGACTTGGTTCAAAGGCCAGAAGGTTCGCCTAAACTGGTCAAGGCCAAAGAAGATGCGAAGGAGGACTTTGCATGAGTACTTGGTTAGTAGCAGCAATGGGGTTGGTCTATTTTGTTGTAGCTGTAGACCAGTTTATTAAAGGCGGCATGGGTACTGGCATTATGTTCCTTGGGTATGCCGTAGGCAACGTGGGACTGGTACTCCAAGTAAAATAGGAGACAGTATGATGGTATCGTGTTATGGTTCGGAGTTTGATATACCGGACCTGTTAATAGAGAAGTTTGTATTTGATTTTAACGCGCTACCAGGCAGTGGATACAGAGAAGGCGTTCAGCAGATTAGAGACGCCATTGACGAAATCCTAGAAATTGTTGCCATAGAGCCAGACATCTTGGAAGAGCCGGAGTATCGGACAGACTTCTTAAGGGCCTTAGCAATGAAGCAAGCAATGAGCAAGTTAGGTATTTTGTATGACGCTTAAACTATTTCATATGATGAAATATTAAGTAGTTGATTTGCGTATTAGTAACAACAGTAAAAGGTTAGACGTGCTGGCACCTATTGAAGACCAGTACTAATGTTAATAAGGAAATTGTATGACCCAAGCCACTAAAGTAAAAATCGTAACTGGTAAAGTTCGTTTTTCATACGCTAACGTGTTCCAACCAAAAGCATCAGTTGAGGGCGGCACACCGAAGTATTCAGTATCAATCATTATTCCTAAGTCTGATAAGGAAACTATCGCCAAGATTACCAAGGCGTACGAAGACACTAAAGCAGGTGCAGCTGCTTACTTTGGTGGCGCAGTACCTAAGGGTCTTAAGGGCGGCTTGCGCGACGGCGACGAAGAGAAAGATGACCCAGCATATGCAGGCTCATACTTTATCAATGCCAACAGCGCACAAAAGCCCGGTGTTGTAGATGCTGACCTCAATCCAATCATGGATATGAATGAGTTCTACAGTGGTTGCTATGGCCGTGCCTCAATCACTTTCTATCCATACAATGCACAAGGTTCTAAGGGCATCGCCTGTGGTTTGAACAACGTACAGAAGTTGGAGGATGGTGAGAAGTTAGGCGGCGCAACATCCGCAGCAGCAGACTTCGCAATTTAAGTAGTACCCATGTAGTGGGCGGCCCGGCGTAGAAACTGCGTCGGGCTTTTTTGCCCTTTATCAACCATATAACAATAGAGAAAATAAATGGATCAGTATCAAGAGTACATTGCCGCCAGCCGTTATGCCCGTTACCAAGATGACAAAGGTCGTCGTGAGACTTGGGATGAAACAGTAGACCGCTACGTCAATTATATTTTTAGTCGCACACCAGCGATTAGTGAAGACACTAAATTAAAAACAGAATTGCGTAGTGCCATTTATAACCTTGAACTAATGCCGTCTATGCGCGCTGTTATGACGGCAGGAAAGAGTGCAGATCGTGATAACACATGTGTTTACAACTGTTCGTATTTACCTGTCGATGATGTTAAATCTTTTGATGAAGCCATGTTTATATTGTTATGCGGAACGGGTGTCGGCTTCTCGGTTGAGAGTAAATACATTAATAAACTGCCTGAAGTGCCAGAGAAGTTATTTGAATCTGGGGGGACAATTAGTGTCCACGACTCTAAGGAAGGATGGGCCAAGTCATTGCGTCTTCTCATCGCACACTTATACGCCGGGGAAATTCCCCAGTGGGACGTATCAACCGTTAGAGCTGCCGGAACACGACTCAAAACTTTTGGTGGAAGAGCTTCCGGGCCAGAACCATTAATAGATTTATTTAAGTTTGCTGTTAATATGTTTAAACACGCGCAGGGTCGCAAACTGCATTCGTTAGAGTGCCACGATCTTATGTGTAAAATTGGTGAGGTGGTTGTAGTGGGTGGCGTACGTCGCTCTGCAATGATCTCGTTATCTGATCTTGATGATGAA